TCTAATACTTCATGCAAACGATTTAAATTACCAGAATAATCTAGGCGGTCGAGTGTAGTAATATTCCAATCAGTTTTTTTCAGAAACAAATCAATCACATGATGTGCAATGAAACCACATCCGCCAGTAATCAAAACATTTTTACTCATTAACATATTCTCCTGTTGGCGCAATATGGCCAGATAAACCAATTTTTTCAACTTCAACAACTTTGTGCATATTTAAATTTTTATAGTAAGAGTGTTCAACATCGATGCCAAAGTTTGCACAATCATTAAAAATCAATTTCATTTTACCATGAAAGATATCAAAACAATTTGAATCCATGTGCCAGAATCTTAGTCGATACAGTTTATCAGCACCAGATTGTTCTTGTTGAGATTTTGACATCCAAGAATCAAGTGCATTCGCAAAAACAAATGCATCTTTGTGTGATTCATCATTTAATACAAAATTATCATTGATTTGATAACGGCCACTCAACTTGTAAATTCTTTTCGAATCTATTTTATTTTCTTTGAACCAATCAAGAAAAATATTAAATGCAATACATTCTGCTAAACTTCTTGCGCCAGCATTCGAATAGTTTTTAATTGCTGGTTCTTGTCCAACATACAAAATATTCACACCCATAGAATTTAAATGTTTTGTGTATTCATCTTTAGGGATGTTTGGCGATGAATCAAACATAAATTTCTTATTGCTTGGACAATATTTGTCAATAGAATTTATGGTTTCAATTGTTTGTTGAAACCTTTGTTCATCATTATATACCGAAAGTTGATTAACACTTAAGGCATGATTTATAAAGAAAACGCCATCAATCATATTTAGCCTGCAAAATATTTTTCCATTCAATTATTCTATCATATTGATGAACAATTGTAAAGGGAATTCCGGCAGAAGTGGTGACTTCACCGTTTTTCATTTGTGGTATTTTTTCAATTAAAAAAGGTTTAAATTGTTCAATCTTGCTTGGATCTGCCGTGGTTCCAAGTTGTGCAGCCCAAGCATCTTCTGATCTTAAATACACCGAAGTTTCTTTATATGGAGACATCGATATTAGAAAATTGAATATGGATTGATCACAAATTGGTATTGGTTTACCTTGTGTATTTACAAAAATATTACAGATTAAATCACGAACAGCATGACCACGACCGGCAAGAACACCAACATTGAAGATTTCATTATCTTTAAATTTATCGTAAATAAACGCACCAAAAGTTTCGTATAGATTTTGATTGCCCCAAGGTTCATCTTTGTAGTACATACTCTCTGAAGCAAACATTAGATTCTTATCATCAATCAAAGCCTTTTCAATATACTGAATTGGATCTTGCTGAAAAATAACATCTTTTACATCGGTAGTTACGACATAACGATATTCGTGTTGCGAAAGAAAATTGTAGATGTGCAAAAATCTTTCCACATGAGGTGCTCGACCAGTTTGTGGATAAGTCAAATTGCCTTCAGCGTCTTGTTGGAAACCTATTACTTTAAATCCTGCGTCTGATACTTTTTTAACAGTATCTTTATCGCAGTTCATTAGAATCAGGACTTTATCACCTTGAAATCCTGTTTTATTGATTGAATTGATCCAATATTTTAATATAGACCAATCATAGTTGGTGGCACCACCGATAATCAAATCACGCATAATATACTCCAGTTGTATTACTACTTAGTCTTTACATATTCTTTATATCTAATAATGCTTTGGCCAGGCGTATCTTTTTTATATTTATTTGTTAATTCTGGTCGACCATCTTCACCTGCACCTGCCTTCGAAACAAATTCTTGTTCTTCTTTGTACATCTTAATTAATTTTTTAACTTCAACACCAGGATGACTTTGAGCAATTTGAGCTGCATAATAAGAAACATCGTGCCTGTTATCTGTTTTTCTTTTCATTAAATTCTTCAAAGAGTCATGCGCTTTTTTGTAATTACTTGAATGCAATAATGGACTTAAAGCAGATCTTATACCAAAAACATCTTCACTAACTCCACCATGCTTAAAAAATTGTATTCTTCTTTCTTGCTTGTTTACCCATTCTTCAGACGGCTTACCTTCACCCCTATAGTATGCAAGTGGTCTTTGTGTTTTGCGAGAAACGAAAACCCATTTGCCATCTTTTTGAACTAACATTATCCCCTCGTCAACTTTAATATTTTTTGCATCTGTGATTCTAAAATAGGACCACGATTTGGCCAATGAATATAAGGTTGATTTGCAGACTTATAAAGATTGGTTAAGAAAGGCATAATAATTTTTTCTACTTGTGTCAATCTTGCTTTATATTCTTCTACAGTTTCATCTTTTTCTGCGATAACTGCTTCGTATTCTGCCTCATCAACTGTAGTGAATCCAAAATCGTTTTCACCAAACTCTGCCATAATTTTGTTAATATCATATGTCATTACTTACTCCAATTCTTTGCAGCGTTGAAATTTTGTTGACTGAATTCTAATCGATCAATTAATTTTAATGCACCACCAGTCAGGCGATCAACTGCAACAAATCCTTCAGGGCCTGTTACTTTAAATCCGTCATCTATTTTAACAAATGTATCTACAGATGTTTTAATTGTTTCTAGTTTGCGAATAATTTTATTTTTAGCTTCAACGATCAAATTCATCAAATCAAAAATTAATTTTAATTGAATTGAATTCGACCGATAAAATCTCATCATTTCATTTTTTTCAGCAATTCTTTTTTTCTTTGTATCTTCTTTTTTTGCATCAAGAATGTTCTTGTTGTATTTTGCTTCTACCCATTTTTGTAATTCAGCAACATGACTTTTTGTGTCACGAAGAAATTCGCCAGATCTAACTTTCGTATTAGTAAAAGTTTTTATTTCTAATAAAATTTTCTCTGATGTTGAAATTCTATTTAACACTAAAGGAGAAATTGTTTGAAGTGTTCTTCCTGCAAGCGAAAGAACAGAAGTGATTTCTTTTGTTTCTTGTTCAGTAAAAGTTGCAGTACCAGATGCATCAACAAATGAAGCATCACGAAACCAAACATCTTTTGTTGAATTTAAATTACCAACATCAATGTTAAAAGATGCCCTAAGAGTATCAATTGTTCTACCAGAATAAGAAGTATGAAAAACAATACCAAGTTGTGCATCTATCATTTTACGAGCCATGATTGTTTCTGTTGGTACTGCATACACAATTGTATTTGGTTGAAAAGTAATATACGATTTGCCATCGATAGACTGTTTATCGATATCACCTTTTGTGAACAATAAATCACCTTGCAATATGCCTTTAATACCAAGTTTAGGTAGAAACGCAAGTGCCACTTTTAATTTTTCATTAAGTCCTGGATTAGGATGATTTGTATCAATATCTGCATTCGTATAATTTAATTTACCATCTTTGTTGAATACAGATTTAGTACCAACAAAGAATTTTCCATTTTCTGGATTGATGCCACAGATGACTGCAGGTGCACCATCCCATTTTGTTGTGACATTGACTTTTGATTGTGAGTTGCCAGCAAGCATATCTCGAAGCGATTGAAGAAAATTAATTGCTTCTCTTGCGCCATTGATACCACGATTTAAAACATTATCTTCCAAATGTTCTAAATGTAAATTGGCACCATCTTTCGATTTGCCCTCTGTTAAGTATTCTGTGAATTTCATTTTGCGATTACAAACCTACCTGAAAGTTCAGTTCTAGATGTGACATATTCAAACATTATTCTTATAAATTCGTCAATTTGATTTTTAGATTTAGCATCTTTTCTTGAAAACCAAGCTTTTATGATTGGCATAACATTATTAATAATGTTTATTGCACTTGCTTCTCCTCGCATATAATCAAATAATTTTTTATCTTTTTTATCTAAAGCAGCACGCATCTTATCAATTGGTTCCATTTCTTTGTAATAAGCCTTTTCGCCTTTTGTATAGGCATCTAAAACTTTTCTTGCTGTTATTGGATCAACAAAACCAAGAAGTTCACAAAGTATTTTCATAGACCCAATTGAACCGCCTCTTGCTTCTGCGCCACCACCAATAAATTCTGTGACAAATCTTTTTGCTGAAGGATCATGTCGTAATTTTATTTCACCATCATTATTTAACAAAATTCTTATATCTCTTGTTTCACCTTTTTGGGGAAACTTTACTCTCTTATATGGTTTCCAATCAGTAACACTCTTAAAACTTATTTTACTTAAATATTTTAATTCATCTTGTCTACTGAAGTTTACTTTTACTATTTCAACAGTAGAAGTTGTTTTTTTCAAAGAAAGAGGTAACAGATCACCACTATCAATTAAATTTGCTGTCAATGTATTTAAGTGTGTGAAATTATATGAACCTGGTTTAGCAATTCTTAAATCTGCAACAATGGCATCATGCGCTTTTTTACTAGCAAAATAGATATCAGCAGGATTCCATTTATTAATATTTCCAAATGCAGCTTGTTTTTCTTTCGTTATTGGTGCCTTATTTGCAATTGCAAATAACTTTTGTATGTTTCCCATAATGGATTCATCACCACGAAAATAAAAAAGATTTTGATACCCTTGCATTTTAATTTTAAAATTTGGGTCAATCGTTGATATTTCTTTGATCAATTTATTGGCAATTAATACTGAAGATTTATACCAATCTTCATTCTGCACTAAAAACTCTTCTATATTTTTTAAAGAAACGCCTGGAGTATCAGTTCTTTTAAATGCCTCATCAATTATTTTTTGATTTTTTGTTTTGAAATTGATGTATGACGGGTATATACTTGGACTCAAAACAGAATCTACTTTAGAACCACCTAAACTATCTGCGATTGAACAGAACAGAGCTTGAGCTGATTCTTGTATTGCCGTTTTATCTGCCATCTAAATCCCCATTGAATCATCTATTTATCCAAAGAAATTATCAAGAGCGCCCTTGTTCATATATTCATCTACGAGATTAAATGATTCTTTTTTCTTACTAAAAGTCCATACTGGTTCTATGTAGATTTTATTCATAAATTCATCAAGTTTATCTTTTGGGATATTCTTTGGTCTTTGCATAATACGCATTCCCATTTGACCAGAAAAATGAGCCCCATTTGATATCATATCATCAATTAAATCATCAGAGGCATAATATCTCTTTGTTTTAATCTTTGGATCCATGATATTAACAAACTGATAACCATTGGCACTTAATGATTCAAATGTTTTACGATTAACTGGCAGATAAAAACCATCTCGCCATTCTTCGTAGGTCGTATATCTTGACCACGATTGTTCATCTGCGTGTTTCCCATCTGTGTTGTACTTCTCTGTTGCAAAGTATGGTGGAGAAGTAAATGCACAATCAATTGGTGGCAAAATTGAGTAGTCAAAATCTTCTGCTGGTTTGCGATGAATCTCTACTCTTTTTTCGCCTTGAACAATGAATCTATTTTCTTCTTTTGTTACAGAGGGTTCTTGGCCAAGAAACTTTTCATATGCGATACATTGTTGTAAATATCTTTCATATGTTTGATCATTTGGATCTGTGCCATAATATTCTTTTGCCTTTGAACAGTAAAAACCAGCAAGTCTATCACCCCAACCACAAGAAGAATCAAATACAGTTTTTGCATTTGTGATTTCATATAAAAATTTTGCAACTTGTGGTTTAAATTGTGTTGCAATATATGCACTCAAACGAAATGCCATAATATAAGAATCAACTGATAATTGATTATTGCCAAGACGCCAAAGTGCCAAGAAAACAGTTCTTAAATTGTCGGAATTATTCCAACGATAGATGGGAGATTTGTAACCCCATGCATCACAATTATAACGAAGATCTTGGTGAAAATAATTACTTACATCATTATATTGAGAACCCATTTGAATGACGCCAAGGCCATGTTCTGAATATTTTCTACCATAGTCTTCAAATTTTTCAATCACCCGATCCTTAACACTTTCATGGGTCATAAAGGAAGACTTCAAATCAGAAAATGTTAATGCCCAAAAAGTATGTTGTACAGAATCATATGAAATTTTACGAAGTGGACAAGGAGGTTTAGTTGTTTCAATTATGTTCACTAAATCAGAAATGATTTGTTCTTTATCATAATTGTCATTTAAATCTTTCCATTGATTTACATCAAGGATAGGAACACCTTCTTCATTTCGATTTGACATGAGAATGTCATAAACACTCATACTTTTAATCCATTAAAATTTTTATTGAATTTTCTTTCACGATTACCAAAAGTATTTAATGGTGGAGATTCATCTTGTCCAGAATCAATAATATCTACTTGTGCAGATTCTTCTACATCATATAATTTCATCTTTGAACGATCAATACCAATAACAAATCTCTTGTACATATTTGGATCAGAGTAGCGATTTTTTAATTGTTTAACAAGTATTTGATTGAGGCCTTCTAATTCTTCATTTGTGATTAACGCAAACATAAAGTCGGCAGTTGCAGGCAAACCAAAAGATTCACTTGTATCTTCTAAACCAGGATCAGAGTTTGTAAAACCACTTCTTGTTGTTTGTGTAGCAGAAACAATTGGCACTTCATTTTCAACAGCAAGACCACGAAGTTCTTCTGCAATACTTTTAATGTACATATAACTATTAATATTTGCGCCAGGTTTAACTCTAGAGGAACTACATATATTTAAATAATCAATAAAAATAATATCTGGTCTAAATGTTTTCTTTAATGCAAGTTCACTCAATAGAGCACGAAAATGCATTGTTGAAGCTGCTGCAGTTGGATATTCTTTGATGATTAGTTTGCCTTGAGTTTTATTCTTTAAAGCACTAAACTTTCTTTCATAATCTTCTTTTGGAATTACATGAAGTTCATCTAGGGTGATGTTCAATAAATTAGCATCAATTCGTTCTGCAATCTTTTCTTCTGCCATTTCCAT